TGCAAGGTAATGGTCAGAATCACGTACTAAAACACCAGATGCTTCACCAGCATTTACAATACCTGATTCGGTACGAACAACTTTTAGTGCATTGCTATATTTTAAAAAGTTAGAAGCAGTAAACCAAAATTCAAAATTATCTGCATTAGGTTTACCAAAATTTTTGACAAGATCAAGTTCAGAGGAAATTAATGTAACAGAACTTACAGGGCCCTTTTCAAATGGGCCTGCAATAGCACCTATAGTAGTATCAACAGCAGGAACTACGTTTGTTAAATCAATCTCTTTGACTTGAACGCCAGGAGAAACTAGAAAAGACATTAATTGTACTCCTTATCTTTAAGAGTTGGAATTTGTTTTGTAAAGATATTTATAAAAAACAAAACTTACAAAAACTATTTTTATAAGTGTTATAACATATAAATAATATCATGGTAAATACACATTATGAAAAATATAAAGATACTATTAAAAAGGTAGCTCGTAGAAACTATCGTAAGAGAATCATACTATTAAATGAAAATCTTGCAGATAAGTCCTGTAAACACTGTGGAGAGAGTGAAACTGTGTGTTTAAAGTTCTATCCTCACGATGCAGAAATACGAAAAATAACTAAAAGAGTCGGTACTAATCCTAAAAGTAGAAGAGAAATATTTGATCTTATAGACAAAAGTATTATATTGTGTAGTAATTGTTGGATAAAAGTTGATAGTGATTTAATAGAGTTTATATAAAACTACCAATCTGAACCATAATCTCTTACTACTGCAGCCCACTTTGTACCATATTCATCTACCATATTTCCTATATTCTCATCTTCTAAACCATTTACCACGAAACCAAAAGGTGCCATATCCTGTTCTAATGCGTCCTGTTGTTCTCTCATCATTGTTTGTCTAACATCCATATCAGTTAACTCTTTAAAATATTGTTGGTCTACAGTCCAAGCAAATATAAAAAGACACGCAACTAAGTCATCATTGCATCCATCATCAGCTTCGTGTGACGAACCTTTGACTATAAATGTAGATAATTCATTAATAATTTCTAAATCTTCTACTAAAAGTTTATCATCCTCAATCAATTGTTTAAGATTAGAACATCCTATTTTCTTAACAGCCTTTGTTGTCCTAACACCTAGTTGTGCTTTACCCCCACTGAAACCTCCTCCTAGTACCTGTCCTGACCTTCCACGCATGGATGCCATGATTAAGTTATCATACTCTAAATCAAACTGCATAGTGTTTGCAACCTGTTCACCTATATCATTTACCTCTATAAGAACAAATGCTTGGTTATATGCACGAGCAACTTCATAAATTTTCGCTGGGAATAGAAGGGGTTTTATTTCGTTGTCTCTGTATTTTGCCACTACTCTATATGGCATCTGTGTAACATCAACTACAATAAATGCAGAATAATCGTTCTTTGTTCCTCTAGAAACGTCAGCAGTAATTACATATGTGTGTGCTTCTTGTGGAGGTATATGAATATCAAGACCAGCATTTGATTGTTTGGGTGATCTATAAGTTAATGTTTTAAGTTTTTGTGAAGATATAAGAGTATTAATAGAACCAAGAAACTCGCACTCAAACTCTGTTTGGAATTGTTGTAGTGAGGTATTTTTAATAGTTTGTTTTTTCCACTCCTCATCACGGCCTGGCACTTCACTCCAATGAACCTCAATAGGAACATATTCATTACGATCTTCCTCTGCATCTGTCCACAGTTTATAGAACATATTCATACCATGTGGAGTAGAAACGATCATCACCTTTGTTGTTTTTCCAGATGATATAGTAGGATAAACAGAACTAAAGAATTGTTCGGCTACGTTACTAGGAACGTAAGCAAACTCATCAAGGAAAATAATATTATAAGAACCGCCACGAACCGCACTGGCAGAAGTAGAAGATGCAAGAATCTTTGAACCATTTTCAAGTTCTAAACTCCCTTTGTTCCATGACATTACTCCTTGTTGTAACCATTTGGGTAAATGTTCATATGCAAGTTGTAGTCTTCCTAATAAGTCCCTTGCAGTTGCAGCCTTGTTTGCAAGAATAGCAACATTCACAGAATCATTGAATAAAACATAATGAAGTAAATAAGAAATGATAGTAGTCGATTTACCAGACTGTCTTGGAAGTTTACAGATAGTAAAACGATTACTATGAAACGTGCCTACCATTTCCTTTTGGAAATCATATAAATCAAAAGGAACAAGTCCCTCATCCAGAGAGACAATTTTTATATAGTTCTTAATAAAGTAAATAGGGTCTTTCATACATAACGAAAATTCTTCTACTTGTTCTTTTGTCCACTGTTGTTGTACATTAGCCTTTTTTAAATTAGGATTACCTAGATATACAGATTCACTCACTTTTCTTTCCTTTTATGAGTTTTTGTAATTCAGCAGTAGAACCCACAAACAATGCATTAGTAACATTCTTTGGTGCATTATCTGGGACTTCTTTAAGTCTCTTCATCTTCTCTTGTAAATCGCCTAATTTCTCTGTTACTTCTGCGACTTGTTTGATGAGGTTTCCAGCGACTTCGTATCCTCTTGGATGTTCTCCTTCTTTAGCAAGCTCGAGGATTCCATCAATTGCGGTACTCCCCTTCTCGACCAAAGTATAAAAAGTCTGTCTTTGATATTTGTAATCTGCTTCGATGTTAGCTTCGACTTCTGCAAGACCATCTTCCCCCAACAACTCTTCTGCACCTAACATGGGAGACTCATTAACTATAATCTCTTGTTTAGGATTATGTTCATAGTTCCAAGGTTCTTTTTGTAATTTATCTACGTCACTCACAATCCCAAGAGCCTTGTCTAATTCTTTGAGGGGATCAACCATTAATCTTGTTCTTTATCTGTACCCGTAACTGGATCAAAAACTTTTGCGTCTGTAAAAAATGAAGTTGTTTCGTTAAATCCAAAATCATCATCTGCATCAGCATTAGCAGGTGTTGGTGAAACTGTAAATCTTTGTTCTCTACGTGGAGCAGTATCTTTAAGATCAGTATATTGATCAACTTGAACTGTCTTAATAACCTTACTAGAAGTAACAGGGCCGTAAAGATAAAACTTTGCAGTAAAATCTAGTGTATATATTAATGCTCGTCTAGTTTCAAAGTCTCCCTGATAATTATCTTCATATCCTATACTATTTAATATTATAGGAATATCTCTTTTAATACCCATATCTGCCATATCATTAACTGTTAATGTGTAGTCTGGTTGAAAGTATGGAAGAATTTGTTCTACGATTTGTAGTGCATCATCTGATTGTTTAGCCATAACATAAAGTTGTATACTTAAATTATATGGGACTGGCATAAACTGTGTATCAAGTTGATCTGATTTTGCACCTTTTACTTTTTTAAACTTCTGTACTCTATTGAGTTTTCTATTAGCATCGTAAGAAAGATTTTGTATTTCAAAACCAATTCGTGGTAGAGTAACAGCAACTGTCTTTGATAGATCAGCATCTTCATTTAATCTGGTCAACCACTTTTGTCTTGGGCCATATGCAAGTGGAACTTTCATAGATTGTTTTATATCACCATTATTGTCCTTACGAACTAATTGTATATTATTAAATGTTGTTCCAAAAGCGACAATAACTTTTCTTATTGTCTCATGGTAAAATTGTTGACCTAACATTACGAACTACTCCCTACATCCCCAAATGGATTTTTTTCACTAAAATCTAGTATTGTATCATCAGCAGATTCAAACAACTCATTTTGAGCATCCTTAACACCTGATGATGTTCCGTCACCTACTATATAGTCCTCTTGTATCAAGTATTCTTCATTACCACTATCAGAAGAGTTCTCAACAAGAAGAGAACCAGAGGATGTTGTCATTACACTATCTTCGTGTGCAACAAGTAAATCTGTTTCATTTTCATGTATGATACGACCATCTTCACTTTCTAACTGTACTGCATTGACACTAGCTGTATCTGATTCTAAAGTAAATTGATGATCAGAAGATGCTACACTAATAGCTTCAATTGCATCTATTTCATCTATACCAGTTGAAAGTTCCTCAGAACTATAATCGAATAGACGGCATCTTAACTTATATACAGGATTATTATCTAACTGAAAGAAAGGTTCATCGTGATCTACAAAGTTTACTTGAAACATTTTTTTAAGTATAGGATGATATATCGCATCACCTTCGTATGGACGATCTGAATCTGTAGCTGAAGTTTCTGATAGAATATAGAAATCACTACCTTCTAAATCTGTAGTTATTGTTGCAAGTGTTCCAGACTCTAATAAAATAGAACCACCCTCTGTACTGTCAGTACCAGACTCTATAGTAATTTGTTTTGTGAGTTCTTGAAATCTTAATTTATTTACAACAAAAGTTGCTTCACTTAGGTTCTGCAAACCAAACTGATCCATCAATTCTTTTTCACCAGCAAAACCACCATCAGCATTTTCCATATACATTTCTATCTTTGAAGAATCTCTAAAGACAGAAACAGAATCTTCACCTAAAATAGTGTCCTCTGCTACAAGAGTACGATCCATATAAAAGACATCGTGACCATGTATCTGAATTGCTTCAGCAACTAAATCTGAATATAAACTTTGTTCTGTAGAAATTGCAGCAACATTACTTGTATGAAAAAATGAATTTACAGCCATACTATTATCCTACCATATAACTAACTGGTAATTCAAATGCTAGTTGAATTTCATCTTCTAGTCTTTGTTGCTCCTCTATAGCTTGTGAATAGATTTGTTCACCATTCATAGTAACACCACCTAACATTGCAACACCACTAAACTTAGAGAGATTTGCACCCCATTGTTTTTTAATGAGAGAAGTTGCATATCTTTTGAGATATATGTCATCGAATATATCAGTGTATGATGTTGGATCAACTTTACGATAACACTCTATGATAATATGTTCACTGTCAGCAACTATCTTATTTTCCCAATCCATATCTATATAAAGACGATTTTGGTGTTGATTGAAACGAATAGGAGTTTCACCTACAAGAATGTGTTCAAGAAAATCTAAATTCTGCATCTGTAACTGATAGTGCATAACTGAAGTTGAAGAGAAATCATAAAGATCATTTAGTCGTAGTTGATAACGAACATCAAAAAGACTTCCACCTCCACCAGTATCAGTTAACGGAAGAACTCTTAAAATAGAAACAACAGCATCTGGTACAGGTATCCAGTTATTACCTTCTTTCCATGTTGCAGTTACAGAAGAATCTAAACTATCCGTTGCAGTTGCTGATGTGTCAGACCTTGCTCGTGTAACATCAGCTTCTGTTATGAGATGTTTTAGATACATCTTCTCAATACCATCATAGTGATATTGTGCAAAGTATTGTAAAGCCTCATCTAAGCGGTCATCTACTTGGTCATCAGATACGTTAATATCAATAACACCAGAACCAAGAGCTCTTAGACAATAACTTTTTAGGGTAGCTTTCGTAGAAGGTATAGCCATGTTTGTTTCCTTTCTACATATTTATAAGAGTAGTACTCTTTATCTTCCTGTTATAATTCTACCACTTGTGTCAATAATAGGAGTGCCAAATGCTAGGTATATATATGTTGTTCCATTTGTGTTCCACCCTCCAGAAGAAGTTCTAATTTTTATTCCGCCTGTATCAATGTCTAAATTAGTTTCGCTAACATCTGCTGCTGTTGTGTTAGCTCTTAAATGTAAACTATTTACGTTAAAACGACTTCTTGAATCATCAACTATTCGCCAATCCTGTCCCGATCCAGTAGATTTTGCCATGAACCAAGAGGGAGTAATAGGGATTCCAAGACTGTTTGTGGTTGGAATAAAAGTTCCGTCAGCATTTCCGTTGCCAACATAGCTTCCTATTGCAGTAAATTGGCTGGGGGCAAAAGAATAAGCAATGTGACTTTCACTACTTTCATTACTATAAGTGCTATTTCCTACAGAGAACACAGTAGAAGTTGGAGTAGTATCGTTAAAATATCCATCACTATCAGCTATTGCAGTTGTGGCATCTAGAAACATAGCATGAGTATTACCTACGGCTGCAGAATAAACTAACCACTGTGTATCACCTGTGTTAGTTATATTTTTAATTATTATATATTCTGGCACTACGCCAAGTCCATGGCCAACTGTAGCTGCACTACCAGTGCCAACATATTCAGATATACTCATTCCTAAATTAGTGTCCACTAGTGTAGAGGTAGTATTGATAGAGCCATCAGTATTACTAGAACCTGTTCCAGTAGCCTCCATATACCATTGCCAAGATACATAGCTTTCTTTCTGAGTGTTAACTTGAACATCATTCATTACACGAACACCACCTCTGAGAAATTGATACATTGTATTATCATCAAGGACTTGTCCTTTCATTCCATCGGCGTGTATATCTTTCAAAGGGCCTCTGACTCTATCGAATAGCATATGTTGGTCAGTTGCATCTCTATTTTTTATCCAGTTCCATGCTGTTGTATAACTTGGAGTAATTTCATCAGCAGATGCACCAGTAGCAATAGTTCTACCCTTTTTAATATTTGATTGTTTAAATTCTAAAAATCCTGATGGTATGGTAATAGGTATGTCAGCAGAATCTAAAAGTACTGTTGTTGCGGCAGTATGTCGATACCCACCAGTAAAAATTCTCCATTCTCCAAGTGGATTTGTTGGCCCTTTAAAATTAATCCCATCAATTGTAGGAAGTGTTCCTAGTGCTGGATCACCAGCAGTTCCACCAACAGCATTAGGAATATATTGATGAGAATCTTCTGATGTATCATAAACTCCAAACCATACTTTACCATTATGTGGATCAGAAGGATCAACAGCCATTGTTATAACATCAGTATCAGCAGCACTAATCGTATGATTTTCCCTTGTCCCACCTATGAGGGCATCATCATACTGATTATTATAAACTCTAAAATCTCCCCCTTGACGATCTATACCAGCAAAAGAATCTGTAACTGGCCCAACTCCAGAATCAATATTTGCATTTGGAGGATGACATCCAAATGATACGTTAACTTGACTAGAACCATCTGCACCATCATCCATTCTACAGGCAACAAATATTTTTTCTGTTGTCATACGTAAGCCTGAGGGGAGACAGAAATAAGATTGACCAGAAACACCTCTAGCTGATCTATTTCCATTAGTAAGAACCTCAGCAGCATTTAAGTTATTTAAAAGTGTACCAAAGTTTGTAGTAGGCGAATCATTTGTTTGAACTACAGTATTGTTGTTTGCAAAATCGTTATTGTTGCCAGAGACATCATTACCCAAGGTGCTGGTGGCAAAGTCCAAGAAAAAACCATTATTTCCAAACGTGAGGCCTGATACATCTTTAGGAACCCAACGACCAGTAGCGGCATCTACTAGGCCAAAGTTTGTAGGTTCTAAAATTTGCCCATCTGTAAAGACAAATTGTGCCATGTAACCATCGTAATAATAGCTAGTTTCTAATGCACCAATTTGATGTTCTACTGCTGACCCAAGTATAATAGCTTGATTTTGAGCTATTGTATTATCCGTTGCTAAGGTTAATCTAACACTATTCCAATACAACCTAATTCTTTCTGAAGCTGTTCCATTAGTTGTGTCTAATATACACGTAACCATTGCCCAATCAGACTGATCTAAAAATGGTTGACTGGATAATTTTACGTGGTTTGCCGAAGAGTAAGATAAATCAACACGTAATTTATGATCATTTCCATCAATATTTATTTCTAGTTGAAAGTCAGAACCCGATCCATCAACATAAATTAATGGGCCTCTGTTTTCAATAGATGATCCTTGTTTAATCCAAACATTAATAGTAGCATCCGTTGTAGATGATCCTGCCGAACCAAATGTTTTAGATAATGATTCTGAATTATTTCTATCAAACAAAGCACTTTTACCTATAGTAAAAGCATTAGTAAAAGGTAGATGTCTTCCTACTGTTTGACCTAAACCATTGCCCTCATATACAATTGATTCAAAATATTCACTTAAATCAGATTTTGTTCTGGTTATAGCAGATGCTATGTTGGTGGTGTTAAGGGCTGAAAAGCCTGTGGGTATCCCACCTGTGTAGTCACTTTCAAATCTTGTTGTTGCAACACCTGTTGAGGCTACAGATGCAACAAAGAATTTAGGCTTTGTTGATATACTAGTGTAAGCAGAACTTGAAGTTGTACCCGCTTCTATTTCAGCCTTAACTGTTGCCGAATTATCCGTACCGTTACCATCTATCCAACTATCATTCTTACTAAACCATATAGCGTTGTTGTCTGCATCATAAGCTATACCAATCACATCACCGTCTGTATATGAAGCAGCATTTCCATAAGATTCACTTGAACCAGCATTTACCTTATTACCGTCATCCTCATATACATAGCAATCACTAGACGTATTCGCCGCATTACCCTCCACACCAAGCTGCACATTATCTATATCACATATCCCAAACTCAGAGTTGTTGGTGTTAGTGATACATACAAATTCGTGATACCACTTACCACTTGAGGGTATACTTAAAGTAAGGGGCTGGTTGTCAAAACTCCCTCCTGTATAGGTTAGTTTTCTATTACCATCTACAAATGTACCAGCATTTCTAAACAGAGGGTTGAAAACTGGCTGCAGTGAAGTCGGTGTGTGGTTTGCAACTGTCACCACAGTATTATTATTTGTAAAATTATTACCTTCGGAGCCAGCATCTGTCTGAGCATTTGTAGCATTATCAAGGTAGAAGCCATTAGAACCAAAAGTGAGCGCTTTTATAACAGTTGGAGATTTTGGCACCCAAAATGTACCAGTAGGATCATATTCAGCAAATGTTGTAGGTTGATGCGCCGTGCCGTCAATGAAGACCCATTCGGCCATGTATCCATCGAGATAAGATGAAGCATTGTTGTAACTTCCAATAGCCATAGTAGCATCAGCAGTAGGAACAGTTAAACCATCAAGTACTGGTTGACCATTTACATATACAGTTCCTACTCCTCCTACATTTTTTACGACCATATGATACCATGCTGTATCACGAAATAATCTTGTTGTTGCTGTATAGCTACCTGAGTACCATGCTAATACGTCTGCTGTTGAATTATTACCAAAACTTAGTCCAGCATCACTAGCTGTAGTGAACATCATTTTTGCAGTTGCAGAACCTAGTTGACCATTGTCTCCTCTGCATACCCAAAAACTTGCTGTCCAAGTGGTAGCAGTGCCACTCATAGAACCTCTTGATAGGTCTTCATCATTAGCACTATCAAACAAAGCAGATTTTGCTATAGAAGTTAATTGAACACCAGTAGGGCCACCACCACCAAAACCTATGTATTGACCATAAAAATCACAAAGATTTGGCCCTGTTGGTGGAAGATTAAACTGATCATAATTATTTTTAGACATATATTAAAAACCTCATTTGATATTTATGCGTCTGTTGCAGCATCTGTAGTAAAGAATATTTTAACACCAATCAATCTAGCATCTTCTCCCATATCATCATTAGAATCAGACACATCCCTAAAAACTCTGAAAAATGCAAGGTCACCAGCTGCAGGACTTCCACCAAGAGTAATTGCAGCAGTTGCGGCAGAAACGCAGAGGTCTTCTGCGGCACCAAGAGCGGCATCATCTACAACAATAGCAGTTCCGTATGCAACATCGATTGTATCATTATCACTTACACAAACTCCTTGAATACCCCATGACACACCATCTGTATCAGTTGCAGTTGTAGTCCAATAAAATTGAGCAGTAACCGTTCCTTCATTCCAAGATTTAGGCATAGATATCTGAAATTGTGCGTGTTCATCAGCACTTGTATCAAAATCTAATACTTGCATATCAGGTCTTCCAGAGGTTGTCTCTACTTCTGTTAAAGCTGCACAACCATTTGAAACTGTAGGACGCATTGCAGCTGCAGGAATCCATATCGTGTCAATACCAGCAGTCTTAATAACTGCACTATTAACTGTTGCAGCTGCAGTTGCAAGATTAACTTTACCATCTGCGGCAATTGAAATTGCACCAGCAGTGGTTGCAGTACCAATCGTACAAGCATCTTTAAGTAATAAATCATCAACTAGTGTAACAATACCAGTAGAAGCAATTGTGATAGCACTCGTTGAACTTGCAACACCAATAGTACCACCATCCTTGATTAATAAGTCATCGACTAGTGTAACTATACCACTCGAAGCAATTGTAATAGCAGATGTAGAAGATGCAACACCTATTGTTCCACCATCTTTAATTAGAATATCATCAACAAATGTTACAATACCTGTAGAG